CTTGATTCCCTCAAGTTCTCCATCAACGCGGCTGACTTCGACCAGTTTGAAGAAGTCATGGGTGTCAAGCCGAAGCTCTACAAGAAGGCTTTGGCGGCTGTTAAGACGGCGAGGGAAGTCAGGGATTGTGGGTATCACACGAAGATTTACGCCTCGTCGATCATGTATGACGGTGAGCAGCAGGAGCGTATGGAGCAACTCGTCAAGGAGCATATTGAGCCTTACGTGGACGAACACTACTGGTTGCCGCTTTATAGCATGGGAGCAGTTGCCACTCAGAGAGAGGCAGAGCTTGGCTACGCAGAATTGGTGGATTGGTGAAACCCCTTCCTTGCTGGAGTTCCTTCACCGAAGGCCATGTGAGGTCGGATGGGTTGGTATCACTCTGTTGTTTCGACGCTGACGGCAGGTTCCAGGTCGGAAACCTCCACGAAGATACGTGGATGGACATCTGGCATAACGATAAATTTACAAGCATACGGGAAGCGCATCTCAAAGAGGATTTGCGTGGAACGGTGTGCGAGGAGTGCGTAGCGTACTGATATGGCAGTCATAACAAATTATGCAACCCTATTGACGGCGGTCGCGGACTATTGTGCCCGCGATGACCTGACCTCGTATATACCTAATTTCGTCCAGAACGCGGAGGAAAAGCTGCACCGAATCCTCAATCTGCGCGAGGAGGAGACTGCGCTTAGTCTCAATGTTTCGTCCGGCGTGGCTGCGGTTCCGTCAGACTTCAAGGCGTTGAAATTCGCATATTATAATACGACCCCTTCAGCTCTGTTGAGATGGGTAAGCATTGAAGAACTTTATAATGACTATGCGAATCGCACCGAAATCACGACCCCTTCCGTTATCTCGAGGGAGGGGTCTAACTTCGTGTTCGGACCCGTTGCTACGGATGGCACGGCGGTACTGAAGGGAATCTATTACAAGAAACTCGACCCGGTGCGGACTACTGACAGTACGTTCTACGTTACTACAGGCGCTGATGCTCTGCTTTACGGCTCCCTGTTGGATGCCGCTATGTTTATTCAAGACGTTGAGATGTACGCACGATGGCGACCACTCTATGACGAGGCGGTAGACTCCATCCGTCAGAAGACGGACTACTCAGAGTATTCACAGGGTTCACTCGTACAGAGGGTGTCGTGAGTCAAGTTCGAGTAAATTTCCTGAACTGGAGGCCCGACACCGATGACTTCGGCAACGAAGGGCTGACGGTTGCGGATAACGTGGTACACGATGTAGAGGGCTATCGTCCTGTTCATTTGGCGACTGCGGGGGCTTTTGCTACTACGGGAGGGCTTGCTGCAAGTAATGCAACGGTCCTCTCGCTAGTGGCAAAACCCGTTGGCGCGAGCGGCGATCTGTTCTGTGCATGGCTCGCCAACGCTACGTTAGTGACTCTGCACGTTGGGGTGAATGGTTCAACAGCCACAACGGCGGCTACTGGGTATCCGTTACAGTTCGCTACGGCTGTCTCTAATCCTGAAATCTATGCCTTCGACGTATGCGAGTACGGCGGGAAGATTCTGTGGACGGTAGAGGCTCAAGCGGAAACATCCTCTCCAGCCACCACTGTAAGCATTGCCTTTGCCGGATACATGACGTACTGATATGCCGACTACTACCCTAGTCCCAACAGCACTTACGGACTCCAACAGCAATGTGGCGTCCGGCGCTTATACTGACATTGACGAGACCATCGCGTCAGCAGACGCGGCGTTACTAACCACCAAGACAAACGACTTTACTGGTGGCATTGGAACTGGCGGCGCTTTCTCGTTCACCATGTCGGATATGCCCGCCGCAGCAGACTCAATTAACACGGTAAAGTTCAGGGTCAGGGCCAAGTGCAACGGAACGTGGTCAGATGATATTTACAATATCCGCTTTGACGTTTCCGGGACGAACGCCCCATCTACGACAGCCGAATGGACAGGTGCAGGGGATGCGGGGGGAAGCCTGGAGAATCGTGGCGCGTCTACTCCCGTCACAAGTTCCGCATCTGTCACTGATGTCAACGGTTGGGTGGTCAGGTGCTATCAAACGAACTGGAAGCAGGTTGATACGGCTGACGGACTTTCGATCTCTGTTGACTGTATTGAGATCATTGTTGACTACAACGAGGCTGCGCCAAGCGGTCCCGCACCCGGCCCTACGGGCGGCGGGTATACGGTAATCCCGACGACTGATACATCGATTTACGGGTTGTGTATTACTCAGGCTCGTGACTTCGTGATCTTGGGCGGGATGTCAACTGACCGCTATCTTATCAGGTGGTCCGCTATCGGTGACGAGACGGACTGGCCTACCCCTGCTACTGACGACGCTCGTTCCAAGCAGTCCGGCTCGCAGCAGTTCCCCACGAAGTACGGATGGGTCACTGGGTTGGCAGGCGATGACTTCTCAATGCTGGTCTTTCAGGAGAACGCCATCTGGGAGGCCAATTATGTCGGCGGTGACATAGTGTGGAGCTTCAGGCTTCTCTCTGAAGACATTGGCTGCGTCCGGCAGGGAAGGTTATTGAAGGTCCACGACTTCGTTGTATTCCAATCGAATAACGGCTATCACGTTATCAGTCAGGGTCAGATCAACAACATCGGCTTCGGTAAAGTGGACGACTCATACAACTAATGGCTACCAAGCAGACAAATATCGTAGCGAACCCGGCTCGTGGGCTTATCTTCTTTGAGGGTGAGGAGCTGGCCTATAACTACAAGACCGACCAGTGGACGAGAATCCCCGCTTATGAAACATATGGGATGTTTTCGGTCAATAATAACACCTACGACATTGGCCTTGTTGTCTTTTCCAGTGGGTCGGTTGATCTCCAGGAGCAGCAAGAGACTGACGTTGAGCAGGATGCCACGATCTCTACCGGGGCCATTGACCTTAATCAAGGTGGGCGGGTAGTAGTGAACGGATTGAGGCCGCTGATTAACGGTGGTTCACCGACCTTGCAGGTTGGTGTACAGGATACGGTCAGCGAGTCGCCGCAATGGTCAGCCGCTACTTCTGTTAATTCAAGAACTGGCATGGCTAACTTCCGTGGAGAGGGAAGGTATGTGCGTGCCTCTGTATCGGTAAGCGGGGGCTTCAACCACATTATCGGAGTTGACGTTGACTTTGCCCCTCAAGGAAAGGTTTAGGCTTTTCTGCCCCACGTCTGGGGAGATAGACGTTTACTGGCCCCACGCGGCCCCTTTAATTCAGAGGGCATTAGATAGGGGGTCGAATTATACCATCGACCAAATCTACGAGGGCCTGAAGACCTCTGCCATGCAGTTGTGGTTGTGGGGTTCAGACGCAGCGATGGTCACGACCATTCAGAACGACGAGGGCACCCGTTGGTGCCTTTTACTGGCTATCGGCGGTGACAGCATGGATGAGTGGCTGCCCTGTTTACCCATTGTGGAGAACTGGGCGCGTGATTGCGGGTGTAGTGAGATGAGGATTTACGGGCGTATCGGGTGGGCGAGAAGAACCGGATACAGGGTTGATTATACAAAGATGAGCAAGGAACTATGAGCAGGGGACCGAAGAACGTAACCAGCACGACGAACACGGAACCCCCGGCGTATTTGCGGGGACCATTACAGACAGCGGCTAATGCTGCCGTATCGCAGTATCGAAACCCTGCGTTACAGAACAGCATCTTTAGCTCTCTTGACCAGCAGTTCGGACGGGCTGCGGACCTTACGAGGACTCGCCTGAGTTCTGAGTTTGCCGGTCAGGGCCGGAATCTGGATGCGGCGTATCCTGCCCGTTCCGACGAGTTGCAGACGTTGGCCGCGAATATCTACGACCCGTCAAACCTGATGAATTACGACCCGACCAATATGCTGATTAACCGCTTGGCCGGAATCATTCCGGGTGCTGGTGGTATGACAACCTCCACTCAGCCGGTATTCAGAACCGGCTTGTTCGGTTAGGAGGTAGATATGTTTCCTTTATGGATGATGGCCGCAGCAGCTGCCGCAAAAAATGCGATTGGCGAAAAGCAAATGGGTCCACCAGCCCCCGCACCTCAACCCGCTGGCTCTACGGGCGTTCAGGGTGGACTCTTGGCTAGTAAGTTGGCCCCGCAATCGAGTGACGTTGTGGATGAGGCATCAAAGAACCCGTTTTCCTCTATGTCTGGCCTTGCTATGGCGCAACAGATGAATCCGGGCCTTGGGTTCGGTGGGGCATTGACGGAAGCGCCTAACTGGTTCAAGCAGGGGAGTACGCCTCCTGTTGATGAAGCGCAGGAACCTGGCAGGTTCTCAAACTTCTTCGGCAATCTCGACCAGAACCTACAGTC